TGCGATACAAAGGTAGGGTAGGGGAGTTTGCCTTTAGTGGGAGGAAGTCCTGATTACACTGCACACAAATTGCAGTCGGTTTTAAAACGCTTGATCAGGTCATACACCTTTCGCTCACTGATGCCATATCGTAGGGAAAGCGTAGCTACGATATAAGACACTTTTTCACCATTGGTCTGCAACTTGTTATATTCATTATATAGTTCTATATATTGCACGTCATCGGGTCGTATGCCCATGTAATGGCACGTTTTTAAAAGCTCTCTGTTCAATTTTAGTATCTCAATTACTTTCATATCCAGTTAAATTTCGTACATTTGCATTGTCTCACTTATCATTGCGCAGAATAGCGCTTACATAAAAAAGCCTCTTACTGGCGAACGAGGGTATCTGCCCCCGGTCGTGCCGGTAAGAGGTGCTTTATGTTTAAATGGTAAGTGAGACGACTATTTAACAGGCCGGGGGCTTTTTTTATCCTTCCCCCGAAGGGATTGTCAATCATTCAATCCGATATAAATCCAAGTTGAATACATCTTTCCTTTTCCATCCTTCAGCCAGTGTGTTTTGGATGTGTCTGACCGCTTGAATGTAGAAGTCCTTCAGATTATCCAACTTTTCAAAGGTATGGTATTCGGGCTGTTCATCCGAACCGAATTTGAATGTAACCGGAAGGGTCTCTCCGCCCGTCTGAACGGCCAAATCGTATGCTGCCTTATAGTTGTATTGGTTCTCCGTAGAAAGCCATACAGGGGCGCCATTATAGGCGAATCCGGATAGGATAGCTGCATCAGTCTGGCTGTTATACCATGACATAACCAATGTGCGGATTTCCTCATCAGTAGGCTTGTGTCCGAACTCCTCTTCCATGTAGGAGGCAGAGCCGTTCTCTTTTTCCTGCACATCCCAGCGGATGCGCCATTTGTCTTTAACCGGGTTCGTGCATTCCATCAGCGATACACCGGCACTTCCTTCAACTCTTCTCATGTAAACACGTATTTGGTTCTACCTTTGCCGAATGTCTCTGTCTTGATGGTCGTTTCAAACGGGAAACCATCCGGCATTTCCTTTACTTGTGCGAGAATATTCTTCATTTCCTCGCTGTTGGTGAAGAACTTCTTTGCTTCGCCGTTCACTTCGATGGCCACAATACAGCGGTCTTCTCCCTGCTCGGTCTTGATACCGGTCTCAAAGTCCTTCACTACAATCGGTAAGTTTACCAGTTCCCGGATGCTTACCACCACACCGGGAAATCGCTTCTTGCCGTCCTCCGGCTTGTAAGCGACATTCAAGTCTTTAAAACTTCTCATTTCTTTGCCTGTTAATTTTTTAAACAACTTATTACAGTCGGCGTGCTTCGTCATGCCGTAGAAACTGGCAATCAGTTCTCGCCGTCTTTTTCTCGATTTTACCTCGTGCATCTTCCGGGCAAACTTCTGCTTGATACGTTTCCGCAATCTTACATAGTCGGGACGGATAACATAGCCAAGGAAATCAATGCCTTCTTCTACAGGGAATACCCGTTCATTCGGCTTTATTTCCAAGTCTATTTTTCCCATTTGCCTGTGAATAACATCACGAATCTTCCACAATTCCGCTTTCGTTTTACCGAGTACCAGTCCGTCATCGCAATAGCGATAGTAATAACGAACCCCGTACTTATCCTTCAGATAGTGGTCTAAAAATACAGACAGAAGCAGATTTCCTGCCCCTTGTGAACTGCGCAGTCCGAAGCTTATACCTTCCGGCAGCAGCTTAACAAACCGCTCCAGTAGCACCAACAGCCTTTCGTCCTTGAACACCCTCCGGAAGCACCACATAACAAAGTCCTGCCGCGCATTGTCGTAAAACCTACGGATGTCAAACTTGTATGCGTAAAGTGTGCCTTCCGGGTCTTTTTGCAAATCGGTACGTATGCAGTTCATCAGATCATGAGTACCGCGCCTTTTGATGCTTGCACCGGTTGTCCGGATATAACGTTTTTGCAGGTGGCGGTCCACCACATTCATGATGGCAAACACAGCGATGCGGTCTTTCATGGACAGGATCTGCAAAATACGTTTTTTACCGTATTCTTCAATTTCCCTCTCATGGTAGCCGCCCAGCCGGAATGAACCGTCCGCAATGGAAGCCGTCAGTTCGGCGATAATCTTCTCCCTATGGGCAAGCAGGAATCGTCCCTGCCTTGACCTCTTACGACCGGTTCCGCGAAGTACCGAATCGAATGCCTCCGACATATTGGAGTATTCGATGATTTCCTCGATAATATATCCTTCCCTGCGCATAAGCTATTGGTTAATAAACATGAAAGATAAGGGCCTTCCTTTCCCCGGATCTGACTTCTTCGAACTGATAACAGCCTACCAAACTCCACCCGACGCGTGATTTTTCAGCTTTCCACCCTAATGGGGGCTGTTGCTGTGGCTTGCTTCCCTCGGCACCGCTTCGGGGACACGTCCCCGGTGCTGTACGCCGATTAATTAGATTTCCAGACGCGAGCCGATATTCGCATTCGTATTCGAAGCATCGTTATTCGCATTCGCATTCGACACACCGCCATTCGCGTTCGCATTGTTGTACCCGCGATAGACCACACGGACTATCGGGAAGCTCCACCGGGTACAAAGTTACTGATTTAACAGGCAAAATGAGCTAAAGCATTACACTATCCACCAAAATAGGGCCGACAATATGCCGCCTATGACGGTAAGAGACCAGTCTATCCAGTCCCAAAGTCCGCCTTTCAGTTTGTCTTTCAGTTCCAGACAGGAGGCTGCGACAGCTGCAGCATAGAGCGCTGTCCACGGGGTGAAGGCCAAAATGCCTACCAACAAACCGCCAATAAGGTGTTTGTAGCGGTTGCTTTGTTTGAGAAATTCGATAATTTTGTTCATAACGGGTTGTTTTTAAAAATTGTTTTGTATATTTGCAGTGAGGAATAGCGTTAGATGTTCAGAACGGGATTGTAGTTCCCGGAGCTTGCGTCTTTCGCTATTCTTTCTTTTTTATATGTTTGTATAATTCACCTCCTTCTGAAAGACTGTGCAGCGTGTATTCGTGCCAGTCGTATTCCCGAACTATTATCAGTGCTTTTTCACCTCTTACTTCTATCTCGAAAATGTGCGATTGTATGAGGTGTGGAATACCTTTGTGGTTATCTGCTGTTCCCAGGTATTTGGCTTTGGCAAATACATTCTTTATATCCAGAAGCATGAGGTTCTTTTCATGGTAGAACTTGTATGGCTGGTTGGTCCATTCTTGAAGCGTGCGTTTTGATATGTTTACCGGGAATGGGAATTCATTATTCGTGATAACTGTTCCCTGCAATGGCTTGGCTTGCTTCTTTATCTGTTTGGCATCTGCATTGGCCAATGTTCTTACCAGTTTGCATGCGGCGCACAATTCATTTTCCGGAACGAAGACCAGTTTCATATTTCCGTTGTTCATATCGCAATCCTTACAGCGCTTGATGGTGTATGGATTATAGTCGGGCATCGTCTTTTGTTCCATGCCTGCATTGAACCGGAACATTCCCTTTTTGTCAACTTCCAAAGCTGATTTCCCCCTTGCCATGGCCTCTTCGTGGTCTGTAGGCGGATACTTGGATTTGCGTACCTGGACCACGGAACAGCGGCAGCCCCATCCGTTAGGAGGATAGAATTCTGCCCAGAACGGGTCTGAAGCCGGGAGTGTGATGCCGGCCATTTCTGCATGGGTGGGACGTACCTTTGCATCCCCGGCCGTGCGGTACTGTAGATAATAGCGGTCGCCGTCCTGCATGAACCGTTCCCATTTGGCTGCCATTTCAGCCGAAGCCTGTACAAAGGTGAATTCAGCCCGTAGATAGTTTGAATTGTATGTTTCGTCGATCTTCCGGACATCATTCAAAAAGCGTTCGAACGTCTTTCTATTGCCGTTTTCATCCAACAGGGAGGGAAAGGCTTCATTCAGTTCATGGAAGGTCTTCAAGCCGGAGAATACATAGTTGGAACGCTCCAGCCGCTTGCGCATGGTCTCGGACATTTCCACCTTTCGGAATGAACCGTTCAAGACAGAAGAATGAGCTTCTATAAAATCCTGCGCTTCTTCGGATGCCAGGATACCTATTTCAAGGTTTGCCCCTTCTTGCCGGAACAGCACCTTCATCATGCGGTCAAAGCGTTCCGTGAGCTTGTCGCGCATGAGTTTTGCCTCGTCCTCCATGGAGAGGCATAGTTTCTGTTTGCCCAACAGGTGGGCATACCGCTGGTGCAGCCCCGAATAATCATCGGGGCTCAGTCGAAAAAACGGGACAGCGTTTCAGCCGGTTTGCCGTCTTTCTTTTTTTTCGGTTCTGTCGGGTCCGGCTCTTCTTTCGGTTCCTTCTCCTCGCACG